AACAAAAATGAAAAAAGACAAAAAAAACAAACGAGGTATAAAGGTCAAGGACGATGAATTTTAAATGGGATTTAAAAAAAGTTAAAGAAGAACAAAGAAAAAAAGATTCAGCTACAGCTGTTCTACGAGAAAGAAGCAAGCAATCTATTGCAAGACCTAAAGCTTCTAAAAATATTTTATCTAATGATCCGAGGTTACAAAGAATATGAATGAATTTATTTGTCCAAATGGAAGAATGTCAGTAAATGGTATTTGTCCTATATTTGAAGGTAGTGATGGACAAGTAAAAGATTTTACCAAACCAAAAACTTTTGATGATAAGTACAGTGAAATAGAAGACATAGAAAAAGATAGAAAAAAAGACAATTTTTTTAAATTTGATTTTGAAGAACCTACAGAAAGTGCTTTTGAAAAAGCTGATAATATTATTTCAAAAAATATACAAGCTTATAATTCTTTTGTAGAAGAAAATTTAGGTATACCTTCTAGTATACAAAACGTAGCAAGATTTGGTTCTGCTATTTCTGGTTTTGGATCTTATGGTTTAGTAGGAGCAGTTGCACCTTTTGCAATTCCATTTATGGCTGGTGCTGCATTAAATAATCAAGCTGTTAAAGAACAAGAAGCTGCAATTAACAGAGAAAGTGTAAGAGATTTACAGAACAGAATTGATAAAGGTGAATTTGGTTCAAATACACCAACACCACAAGATGATTACAGAGGCGGAGGACAATATACTGGTGGAAAATCAGTTGGTGGTTCAAAAAGTGGTGGTTTTGATTCTTCAGCAAGAGGAGCAGCTTTACATGGCTAGAACAAGAATAAGACCTAGAAAAAGAACTGGAGATATTCCTAGAAGAAAAAAATATTATCGACCTACTAAAAAAGGTGCAGGTATGACTAGAGCAGGTATTAGAGCTTATAGACGAGCTAATCCTGGTTCTAAATTATCTATGGCAGTAACAGGTAAAGTTAAACCTGGTAGTAAAGCGGCTAAGAGAAGAAAATCATATTGTGCAAGATCATTAGGACAATTAAAAAGAAGCTCTGCTAAAACTAGAAACG